TGCTGTTACATACAAATCAAATGAATTAAAAATAAAATCAATAAATGTAGATGGAATAATAAAACAAACAACCGAATGGATGGAATTTGCGTCAATTCCAATAAGTTCTTTTTATTACCATCAAAGAAAAGGTTTAACAGACGTTGAAATTGTTAAAAAATATTTAACAAAAAATAAAATAAAACAATTGGAGGCTACCTGATCATTGAAAACTACCGTCATTAAGAAGCGTGTAATCGTTGGCTTAAATGAAAACGGCAGACGCATCGGTGAAAGCCATGCAGCATCTAAGCTAACCGATCACGAGATAGACTTAATACGAGAACTCTATGATGATGGTATGAGTATCAGCGAGATAGCAAGAAAGTTTGAAATAGCTAAATCCTATTGCTGGGATATATGCCATTACACTAAACGCTGTCAGACTATTAGCAGATTTAAAGAGATTGAAATAACCGTACTGATAACAGACAATGACTAAACTAAAACCAGCAGGCGACAAAGCTAAGTGTCACGGACAATCCCATGACGGAAGATTACAATGTGGTTATCGTGAATCATGTGGAAGATACATGCGACCTATAGCACACTATCAAACATACTCTGAGTTTTACAAGTACCAAGACGATGATTGTGCTTACTTTGAGCCAATAGCAAAGGGTGAGTGATTATGGATAGTATGGACTTATTTTTTAAAGCATCTTTAATCATATTGCTACTTGTAGCGTTTGGATTTTACACTGCTGCCATGTGGATAAGTTATAAGACAGGTAGTAGATATGCTTTCCAAGCGCCATTGCCACCATTAGGGAAAGAGAATGATGATGGAAAGTGTAACTGAAAAAAAATCAGAAAAAATCAGAGGTAAGAATGGTGGCGTTAGACCTAATGCTGGTAGAAAAGCAGGAGCACCTAACAAGATAACAGCCGAGATTAAAGCCATTGCACAAGAGCATGGACAAAAGGCTATCGAACTGCTGGTTGATATGATGTATTCAGCACAATCAGATAGCACTAAGGTTATGGCTGCTAAAGAACTACTAGATCGTGGCTATGGTAAAGCAACGCAATACAATGAAGTTAGTGGCAATATGAGTTTAACCGTACTCACTGGCTTACCTATCAGCAATGACAAACCAAGTAATTGATCTCGAGTACAGGCCGCGAGAGTGGCAAAAAGAGTTTCACTTAAACATTAAGCGTTGGAATGTAGCGGTACTTCATAGACGTGCTGGTAAGACAGTGTTAGCTATTATGACGCTGATAGACAAAGCACTAAGAGCAGAACCTAACACAATGGCACCTTCTAGGTTTGGCTACCTAGCACCATATCTGAATCAATCTAAGTCAATCGCATGGGGTATGCTCAAGCATTATGCAAGCAAGATACCTAACACCTTCATCAATGAATCAGAACTCTATGTGCGCTTTCCACATAACAACGCAACCATAAGACTATACGGTGCTGACAATAGCGATTCACTACGCGGTGGTTACTTTGACTTCATTGTACTAGACGAGTTAAAAGACATTAAGCCTACGGTATGGCATCAAATCATCCAACCAGCACTAGCAGACCGCAAAGGTGGCGCGTTGCTAATGGGTACACCATCAGGCAGTAACTTACTATCTGAAGTATTCTACAAAGCACAAAGCAATGACGAATGGTACTCATGCCTAAAAACTGTGTATGAAACTGACGCGCTTGATCCTGACGAGATAGCATCATTACAAACTAACATGGGTGAAGCTGAGTTTGCACAAGAGTTTCTATGCAGTTTTGAAGCTGGCGTTGATAACATCTTGCTATCTATGGCTGACGTTGAAGAAGCTAGTAAGCGACAGATTGGCATAGAGGCTTATGAGTTTAGCGCCAAAGTCATTGGCATTGACGTAGCTAGACAGGGTTCAGATCGTAGCGTTATTTACAAGCGACAAGGCTTGGTAGCGTTTGAACCATTAGTATTTAAGAACATGGATGGTATGACACTAGCAGGCGCAGTCGCACAGCAGATGGAACAATGGCAACCTGACGCGGTATTCATTGACGGATCAGGTGGCTACGGTGCTGGCGTGATTGATAGGCTAAGACAACTAGGGCATAACGTCATTGAAGTACAGTTTGGCGGTAAGGCTAGTGATCACAGGTTCGTGAACAAACGATCCGAGATGTGGGTAAAGATGGCTGAATGGATTAAGACAGGTGGCGCTATCCCTAACAGACAGACGCTAAAGGTTGATCTTACTGCACCAACATACACACACGCTAACGCAGCAGGCAAGCTACAACTAGAACCTAAAGACGCAATCAAGAAGCGTATAGGCTATTCACCTGACGAGGGCGACGGCTTGGCTTTAACCTTTGCTTTCCCTGTAGCACCACGTAGCATGAACCTAACTCCTCGTTCGCATAACAAAGCACGCAATGAATACAATCCTTACGACAGGGCATGATACGCCTTTTGTTAGCATACTGAGCATACGTGATCAGTGGGTTCAAGACTTCTTGTGGCACTATGTTGTACCTGAAGATATACGTTTTGATTACACAAAGCTAGACGCAATTAAGTTTATTGAAAGCCAAGTTTATAGTGGCGATCAAGTCTTAGTAGGTAATGGCGATGTGATTATGAGATGTGTAGTCCACAATCAGTACGTAGTTGAACCGCATATATTAGGCAACGGTAAGCACTTTAGAAGTGTGATGGAAGCCAGTATAGAATTGGCTAGGCAACAAACAGACTTGAAACAAGTGGTAGTGTGGACAAGTCACAAAGCAATTGGGCGTATCTTAAATAAATGCAACTTTAAACTAACAGGCACAGTGCCTAACTATCACTTAACCAGTGATGGATTAAAAGACGTAATGCACTATACGAGGGAAATATGAAACGCTTTCACCAAATCTTACTAGCACTGGCGCTTACTGCGTTTTCTCAACTAGCATTAGCAGGCGGAGGTGGTAAAGCACCACCAGCCGCACCACCACCACCGCCAGCGCCTGAAATGCCACAGCCAACTAAGTCGTCAGAACCGGCAACATTTAAACGTAAGAACAAACAGGCGGGTGCTATGGGTACGACTGGCACTATGCTTACTGAAACAGATGCAACCCAAGCTGAAGCAGGTGTGAATCTTGGTGGCAATACTTTATTGGGAAGTTAGACTATGCCAGCCGTAGGTAGAGGTAATCAACCATTAGCTTATACGCCACCTAAAGGCTATCTAAGAAACTTTACCTATGACAAGTTAGGTAATGTTTACGGTGAATCACCTGAAGGCATGAAACAACAACTTAACGGCTTGATGATTGATACTAAGAGTTTACCAACGGCTGCAAAACAAAACCCTCGTGGCGGTCGTGGTTTATATACTCCTGACTATACTCAAGGCGGTGCGGTGAATCGGTTGAGTTTTGATAATGCTGGAAACCTATACGCTGAAGCAGGCGGTAAAAAGGTAGCGGTATCGGGTTATCAATCAGACCCTAACGCAATCTCACGCAGTCAAGGCTCACTACCTGACGCTAACAATGCCTATGTTAAATACGATGGCAATGGTTTATTTGTAGAAGTGCAGACAAACTATGGTGGCAATCCAATAACTGCTGCTTACGCTAGACAAGCATTGCAAGAAGCTAAGACTGCTGAAGGTACAAGACTATCACGTAAAAGTGGTAGGCAAACATCCACATTAGGTGGCGCACCAACATCTACTGCTGCTGGTTCAAGGCTTGCAGATGAAATCAATTTACGGAATCGTAAAGGCACACTTATTACATGATCACAGAAAACACACCAAGACAGAAATATCTACGACGCAAAACATCTTTATGGAATGAGCGTTCATTATGGGTATCTCATTGGCGTGAGATTAGCGACTATCTTTTGCCACGTTCAGGTAGGTTCTTTGAACAAGACCGTAACCGTGGTGAAAAGAAACACAATCATATCTACGATTCAACTGCTACACGCGCACTAAGAGTATTGGCGGCTGGCATGATGTCAGGGATGACTTCACCAGCAAGGCCGTGGTTCAGATTAGCTATTCAAGATTCTGACATGATGGAGTATGAACCCGTCAAGATATGGCTAGATGATGTGTCTAAGCTTATGCGCGAGATATTCTCACGTTCTAATACCTATCGTTCACTTCACATGGTTTACGAAGAACTAGGTGCGTTCGGTACAGCAGCAACAATCATTCGCCCTGACTTCAATGATGTAGTGCGTCACTATCCTTTAACCATTGGTGAGTATGCTTTATCAGCTTCAGCGCGTGGTGAGATTGACACTATCTACCGTGAAGTGCCTATGACAGTCGCACAGATCGTAGAAGAATTTGGTATTGAGAACGTATCTAAGTCAGTCAAGAATCAATATGACCGTAACAACTTAGATCAATGGATTACCGTCATGCACGCCATTGAGCCACGTAAAGACAATGAACGTAGCTATGGTAAGCGTGATGCTAAGAACATGCCGTTCAAATCATGCTACTTTGAACTTGCAGGCGAAGGCGATCAGATGCTATCTGAAAGCGGATTCAACTTCTTTCCTGTACTTGCACCACGTTGGAGTGTTGCAGGTGGTGACATATACGGCAATGGCCCAGCAATGGAAGCACTAGGCGATATACGTCAACTACAGCATGAGCAGTTACGCAAGGCGCAAGGTATCGACTTTCAGACCAAGCCACCATTGCAAATGCCAGTAAGTATGAAGGGTATGGAATACGACACATTGCCCGGAGGTATCTCTTGGGTAGATCCTTCACAGCCCAACGGTGCAATCAAATCAGCGTTTGAAGTAAACCTTAATCTTCAGCATCTTTTGTTAGACATTCAAGATGTTCGTGATCGCATTAAGGGTACATTCTACGCAGACTTGTTTATGATGATGGCTAACGATACTCGTTCAGGTATCACAGCGACTGAGGTCGCAGAACGTCACGAAGAAAAACTCCTCATGCTAGGTCCAGTGTTAGAACGATTACACAATGAGATGCTATCACCTATGGTTGAAAACACATTCACCATGATGTTAGAAGCTGGCATCTTACCGCCACCGCCTAAAGAACTACAAGGCATGGACTTGAACATTGAGTTTGTATCTACGCTTGCACAAGCACAACGCGCTATTGGTGTAGGTGCTATTGACAGATTGTTAGGCACAGTAGGTTCTATCGCTACCATGAAGCCTGACGTACTGGATAAGCTTAACGCTGATCAGATTGTAGATACTTACGCTGATATGCTAGGTGTTGATCCTAACTTAATCGTAGGTGATGAGAACGTGGCAATCATCCGTCAACAACGTGCTGACCAACAACGTAAAGCAGAAGAACAGCAACAAATGGCTATGATGGCTGACACAGCAGCCAAAGTAGGTGGCATTGACACAGGAAACCCTAACGCACTAACTGACGTTATGCAGGGCTTACAAGGTTACACAGGACAATTCTAATATGGACTATATGAAAAAGATGATGGGTGAAGAAGAAGGATTAACGCTTGACCTTGATCATACGCAATTGAAAGAAGCTGGTATCACTGAACTGCCTGAAGTCGGTAGCACAATGACAATCACAGCCACAGCAACCGTTACCAAAACTGAACTAGAGAATAGTGCAGAAGGTAAAGAAAACTCATTGTGTATGAGATTAACTAAACTTGACGTTAAGCCTACAGGTTTAAAGGATCAAGCTTCTATTATGTTTGGTGAAAAGGAATAGACATGGCAACAATTAAACCTGAGATTAACGAGATTGGTAGATGGACTTACGTAGCTATTTGGCGCGGTATGGCTAGTGGTGACGATGCAGAACCGATCAAACTAGCTGGCTCTAACGATAGAACAGCGCAAGTCATTGGCACATTTGGGGGCGCTAGTGTTTCGATTGACGGCTCACTTGAGATTTATCCAGCGACTGCGACTAACTTTGCAACGCTTACAGACCCACAAGGCTTGGCATTAACATTTACTGCAGGCAAGGTCGAAGCAATTACAGAACTAACAAATCTTATCAAACCAACATTAACAGGTGGTGGCGGTTCTACGCTTGTCGATGTTTACTTACTTGTACGTGGAGGCGATTAACATGAAGGCAAACTTAAACCAAGTGGCAGATGATGTTAAATCACTCTCGCGCATTTTTAGAAGTGTGAACGCACTAGCTGATACATTAGGTGAGATTGGCGATATTGATTCTTACAAGGCTGAATCAAAAAAGGGTTTAGCTAAAGCCCAATTAGATTTACAAAGCGCTATTGCTGAACTGGATGAAGTGAAGAAGCAAGTATCAGATCAGAACGCAAAGCTTAAATCTGTTAAAGACACGGTATCTGAAAAGATTACTGAAGCTGAACAAGAAGCTAACAACATTCTAGTGATTGCCGGTGCTAAAGCTGAAATAGCTATTAAAGGTGCTGAAGAAGAAAACAAACGCTTGCAAGGCGTTATTGCAGAACACAATGAAACTATCAAAGGTTTACTTGATACGCAAGCAGAACTACAAGCAAGCATCGAAGCTGATAACGCTAAGTTGCAGAAAATTAAAGCGCAAGTATCTAAACTGTTTTCTGAATAATCATGCTGATTACAGTCAAGCGTAAAAACTTTAACGACACGGCCACCATTGGGGAAATGCTTATTGATGGTAAGTTTCTATGCCATACGCTAGAAGATAAGGTGCGTGACAATGGTGAAAAGATATTTGGTAAAACTGCAATACCTTACGGCAAATATGAAGTTGTTACTACAATGTCAAACAGGTTCAAAAAGTTATTACCGTTATTGCTCGATGTGCCAAACTTTACTGGTGTTCGTATTCACGCTGGCAACACTTCAGATAACACAGAAGGTTGCATTTTGGTTGGCACTTGGGATGGCAAGAGTAGCGATTTTATCGGTAGTTCACGGGTTGCATTTGACAAGTTTATGCCAGTGCTAGTTAAAGCTTTAAAGGCTGGCAAAGTTTACATTGAGATTGTGAAAGGTTGATTATGGATTGGTTAAAGACATTAGCACCAACGGTAGCAAGCGCATTAGGTGGCCCATTGGCTGGACTTGCTGTATCGGCAGTATCTAAGGCTCTCGGCATTGACGAAGATAAGGTGCAAGACACTATCAGCGAGGGCAAGCTAAACGCTGAACAAATCGCACAATTAAAATTAGCTGAGATTGAACTACAAAAGCAAGCGCAAGAACTAGGTCTTAACTTTGAAAAGCTTGCCGTTGAAGATCGCAAATCAGCGCGTGATATGCAGATAGCTACTAGGTCGTTTATTCCTGCAACCTTAGCAATCATTGTAACGATTGGCTTCTTTGGCATTTTGCTTTCAATCATGTTTAGTACAGTCATTAAATCAGACGCAATGATGGTTTTGCTTGGTTCATTAGGCACGGCATGGACCGCAATCGTTTCTTATTACTTCGGATCAAGTGCTGGTTCAGCAGCTAAGACAGAATTACTACATCAATCAACACCAATAGGAAACGACAATGGCTGAGCCTGTAAGTACAAGTTTCGGATTAACTAAAATAATTCTCGGTGTCGCTGGTTTATTCGGTGGCATCGCTATGTCAATATTTTGGCAACCTAAAAAAATCAAACAAAAAGGGATGCTCGCTGCTGGTGCAATTATCGTGGCTTTATCCTTTGGCTTTGCTTTCTCTCTCGGTGGGATTACTGCAAGGGCGGTGGGCATTGACTTACAGAACCCTGACAACGCTATGGCAGTCGGTGTCGCTATCGGTGCTATTTCAGTCGGTGTCGTATCTTTCATAGCTAATTGGCTATCTAAGCGTGAAGATAAAGACATAGGCGAAGTGTTAAAAGATGTTAAATCAGATATTAAGGATTCAGTATGAGAGATTTATTATTCTTTACCGTAACGGTGTTTGATATTATCGGTGCGATTATCATTGCCATGTCAATGTTCAGCCCTGCACTACAACACTATTCTAAAGGCTTCAAGGCTGGCTTAGTCTTAGCAATGCTAGGCTTACTAGGTCAAGCGTTTCGCAATTACGTTTATCTAACTACAGGCGTATCACCAACAGACGCAGAAGTCCCCTTGTGGGCTTTTAAAGATTTAGGCATCTCGGTATTCGCTATCTCTTGGCTCTGGTTCAAAATGAAGGAACACAAATAATGCGTACAATTGAAATCTCTCCTGTTGTTGCGTTTGCTCATGGTAAACAGCTAACGGCTACACATCTAACGGTTGGTGTGATTATGGATAATTTATTCGACCATGCCGTGTTTCGATATACCTTTTTTGGTGGTGGCGGTCAATTCGCTGGTGAAAGCACATTCGACATTAAAGATGAAGCCTACACGGCTTGGGATTCTACAGCGCAACACGCTTTTGAGATTGTCGCTAACGGTTTAGGTTTAACGATTGTGCCTCAAGTAGGTAAAACATTTTTCGGTGAATTGACATAATGATTGAATCGCTACTAACCAAAAGCATAACGATATGGCTTGATGTTTCAATTGCTATTTGGGCGATTGTCTATCGGAATGACATTGTAGCGATACTTAAAGAGTTATTCGGTGGATATGGTGGAAAACCACCTAAAGATGATAATGATCCGAAAGAGGATAAATAATGGCTTTCGCAAGAACCACAGCAGTAGCAGGAACAGGGACAGTTTCATGTGCTGGTACGACTACAGTCACAGGTAGCGGTACAGCGTTTGCCTTTTCAATTGGTGCAGCACCAGCGACCAGCGCCCCTCGTGTTGGCGGTACGATTACAGTCGGTGGTGTCACTAAGACAATTACGGCTATTGCTTCGGCTACATCATTAACAACTGACACGGCCTTTGGCACGTTCACAGCGCAAGCGTTTACAACTCAAACAGGTATCACGCAGACAGGCACAGACACAATGAACTTGAGCCTTGGTGCTGCGACAGGGTTCACCATTACAAACCGTGGCGACCTCTATCGGATATTTGATGCTGGCGGTCAAGACTTGTTCATTGAGGGCACGTTGACTGTAGAATCACGGGTAGCACAGCTACGCAACGATGGCTCATGCTCTAACCGATTTGAGGTTCGGGGTAGTGCAACGGGCGGTGAAGTCATCTTTAACGGGCGCAAAGCAGCAGCAGCAAACGCCCCATTCCCATATCCAGGCTTTGATTGGC